ATATCGATGCCATTACCGAAGATCAAGCTATGGATGTTCTTGACGTCGTAATTGACAGTATGCAAGAGATTTTTCATCTTGGTGGCTTTGGCACCGAAAGCCCGGTTGAGGAAGCACAAGAAAACAATCCTTGGGCAATATGCACAGCGCAGGTTGGACGAGAAGATAAAGAGAAATATGAGAAATGCGTTAAAAGCGTAAAGAAACAAAACAGGAGTAAATAATGATGGCAGCAACAAAAGCATTCGTCGACACATGGCTAGAAAAACTCACATCCCGCAAGCTTATGGTATGGGCAACAGCGACAGGGCTCACGTTTACAGGGCATGTCACCAGCGAAGACTGGGTAATTATTTCAGCAATCTATATTGGAGGCCAGACGATTATTGATGGTATCGCTAGATTGCGGGGGCATAATGCTTAAGAAGAAAATATTAGAGTTTGCATTGAAAAACTGGAAAGCAATACTGATTGTATTGCTTCTTCTGGTTGTGGTATTAAAGACTCGTTATGATTATCACCTGATGGAGAGTGCATACCAAACAAGGATAGAATCCACAGAAGCCCAAATCGAAGGGTTAATAGGTATTCACGAACAAGAGATGCACGAAAAACAATTGCTTATGGAGAGTTATCTTGAAGAGTTGGCCTCGCTAGAAAAAGAATATGAAGTCACCCTTCAAGAATTAGATGAAGAGCGAGAAAGAAAGACACGAGAATATGTAAGAAAGTTCAGCGAAGACAAAGAAGGACTAATTAAAGATATAGAGACCACGCTTGGATTGGAATATGTTTCTCCTTAATTTGTTATTTGCGCTCACACTCACGGCAAATGCCGAGCCGCCCCAGTTTACTATTCTAGGGTATAAACAGTGCGCACCATTCGAAGGCGTCCTGTTTAGCAAACAGGCCATGGCCAAAGTACTATCAGGGTATGACCGCTTTCTCCCAGCATGCGACAATCGAGTTCGATACGAATTAGATAAACAGAAAGAGAAACATCGTTTAGAATTAGAAACTCTAAATATAGAACACAACGCACGCACGAAAGAATACGACTTATTTATCAAACACAAAGATAGAGAGATTGAAGCGCTTGTTAAGTCGCTAAAAAAGACATCTCCGCGCAACAAGGCGTGGTGGCTTATCGGCGGGGTAGTAATCGGCTCCGTAGCCACCTATGGAGCATATAAGGCGTTCGATGAAAGATAAAGATTTAAATCACATTGCCGCCGTTGAAAAAGCCATCGCAGAAAAGTATGGTGCCGAAGCAATTGCTAATCCAAAAGCAAATTGGAACGAGGATAAAGAGAAAGAATACCTTGAGCAGATGCAGGCGCTTTATCAAAAAATAAAGAAAAACGAAGAGTATGAAGAGAAAATCGACATTAAGGGTATAAAGGTAACAAAAAAACTACTTAATAGAGAATCTCTAAAATGTTGTCCAATCTGTGGATCTTTTCCAAGGAAATCATTGGATGATGTATGTCTTGTCAAATTTGATTGTTGCAATAAATGTTATATTGAATATGTCGAGGATAGAGAAGAAAGATGGCTAAAAGGATGGAGACCAAAAAATGAAACTAAATAAAACTAAATTAAAAGAAATAATTCAAGAAGTTCTTGAAGAGGCGCTCAATGAGGAAGGTGCTCTCGATGAGATCGGCTCAATGGGCACCGGACAGCAAACGGCTAGCCCCAAGAGCGCTCGCCCCACGCGCACGGCGAACCAGGCGGACAAGGAAATCTATCAGGGAATGGCCGGCGGAGCAGCAGTCGCGACCGCCGCGTCGATGCCAGCAGCCGGCACCTTCATTGAGAAGTTCCACCAGAAGCTAGGAAAAGTCTCTCCGCCAGTGAGAGCGAAAGTTCTCGCTGATTGGCTAGTTAGTAAATTAGGTATTAGGGGCCAAGATCTGAACTACCTGAAATCAGCGCTAGCAGCCGAAACCAAGGAAGTAGAAGCTTCCGCCGGCCTAGGCGAAAACAAACGACGTAAAGTCAAAGTCAAGAGGAAATAACACATGGCAACCGTTTATGAAATCGTACAGGGTTTATCGCAAGCCGCTGCAAATGCATATGATGGTGCCCTTGACGACAATGGCGAGCCTCTGAATGCAGGTCTCCAGCGAGAAGAGGGTGATCCAATTTTGGATAAGCGTATTATTGACGGATTTAATGTCAAGTTTTATGGCAATATGATGTGCATCGGTTACCAGTCCGAAGTACAACTTAAAGAAGTATATGCAAATGGATTTGAAGGAGAAGTTGAGCAGCGTGTCGCCGACATTGCCTCATTCCTAAAGAAAGAATACAAAAAGATTACTGGAAGTTCTGTAAGCCTCACCGAGGAAGGCGAAATTGATGTTCGAGTTGAGACATCTTCTCGCGTACGCTCTTGGGTTACTGCCAAGATGCATTACAAAGTTGGCGGCTTAGACGAAGCCATGAAGAATGATGCAGAATCAAAAGATAATGTGGAGAGTGGCTGGAAGTCTTTTCTCGACCTAGGAGGCTGGAAGGGCGCCCGTCCGCAAAACGACACTCGCCCAAAGAATGGCGGAGACTAAAATCAAATGAACATCACGCGCCACGATCTCTATCGTATTGTTTTAGAAGAGTATCTTAAAGAAGAAGGTATCACAGAGGCCAGCAGGGCCCTGGACCTATTGCGGAAGATGAAAGGGGATCCGGACTATGATCCTCGCAAAGACCCGGGCGCACATTCATATGATCCCGCCTTTAAAGGAGATGATGAAACTGTTGCCGATGAGCCTCCGCCGGCTGATGAAACTTACCCCATGGAGAAACCCCTCCGCGGCAAAATGAGCCAAGATGAGCTTGTTCTCACAATTGGGGAACTGGTGCACGGCAAAGATCCAGAAGAAGTCTCAGAGATATTTGAATTGGTTTTTGAAAAGCTTCCCGGCGTCGAGATAGGCGGACCAGAAGAAGAAGAGCCGCCTCCCACAGTAAAGGGATTTTTCCCAGAGTTTAAATTGAATAACTTGCAGGATCTTATACGCGAAGTGCTTGGAGAAGGACACTATCATGATATGGGTGATGAAGACGAAATGTATAATGTGGTAGATAGTGACCCCTTCGCAGTGGCGGACTTTGTGGATCTTGATCATGAAAAGTTCGAACAGGCATGGGCTGACGATCCATCTCGGCTTTCTGATGTTGCGTTAGTTAATTATGCAAAGAAATTTGATCTTGATAAAATAATCGTGTATGATGGTGACGGAGATCTAGCAAACAGAGAAGAACTCGAAGACGTCATCGCCATCGAGATACCCAAGTTACAGGCATCAGATCGATATTAAAAATGTATGAGTTTTCAATTAGACAAAAAGCAAAGAGTCAAAGAGATAATAAAATGCGGTAAAGATCCATCTTACTTTCTCAACACGTATGCCCGTATATCACATCCGATGCACGGGCAGATTCTTTTTGATACTTACGACTTTCAAGACGAGCTTCTCAAAGAGTTTAATGACTATCGCTTTAATGTAATCCTCAAAGCACGACAGCTTGGAATCTCAACGATTACAGCAGGCTATATTGTCTGGATGATGTTATTTCATCGCGATAAGGCGATTCTTGTTATGGCAACAAAGTTTGCCACTGCTGGAAACTTGGTAAAGAAAGTCAAAAGCATTATGCGCAATCTTCCCGATTGGCTAAGGATTGCAACAATCGATGTGGATAATCGTAACTCCTTTGAACTGTCCAACGGCTCTTCCATCAAAGCGGCATCAACATCGGGTGACGCCGGCCGTTCAGAAGCCCTTTCTTTGTTGGTGCTTGACGAAGCAGCCCATATTGAAAATCTTGGAGAACTATGGACAGGTCTGTATCCTACGTTGTCCACCGGTGGTCGCTGTATAGCCTTATCAACACCCAACGGCGTGGGCAATTGGTTTCATAAAACGTGCGCGGACGCGGAAGACGGTTCCAACAATTTTCACCTAACAACCCTTCAGTGGGATGTCCACCCAGACCGCGATGATCTATGGTATAAGAAAGAAACCAAGAATATGTCCAAGCGACAAATCGCCCAAGAGCTTCAGTGCAATTTCAACACATCTGGCGAGACCGTAATTGATCCCGAGTGCATGGAGTGGCTACTGTCCGTCGTCAAGGAACCAAAATATCGCACAGGATTTGATCGCAACTTTTGGATTTGGGAAGAGTTTGACCCCACGTGCAATTATTTAATGGTGGCGGATGTGGCGAGAGGCGATGGTGCTGATAATTCTGCATTTCATATCATTAAGCTTGAAACTTTAGAGGTGGTCGGAGAGTACCAAGGAAAACCCACAATAGATATGTATGCCGGAATGCTTAATCAAATTGGTAGAGAATTTGGAGGATGTATGCTTGTGGTTGAAAACAACAACATTGGTTATTCGGTGTTGGATAAGTTAATCGATTATCAATACCCCAATTTATATCACTCAATTAAGTCAACTCACGAATACATCGAGCAACATCAAGCAGAAGTACTTAACTCCGCAGTTCCAGGGTTTACCACCTCAATGAAAACACGCCCCCTTATAGTTGCGAAATTAGAGGAGTTTATCAGAAATAAACTAATTAAAGTATATTCATCGCGCACAGTTAACGAGATGAAAACCTTTATATGGAGGAACGGCAAGCCACAGGCAATGAAAAGCTATCATGATGATTTGATTATGGCTCTTGCGATTGCATGCTGGATTCGCGATACAGCGCTTCAAGCAAATGCTAGAGATTTAAATTATCAAAAAGCTTTTGCTGATGCTGTTGTTATCAGTACTACGACTATGAATACTCAAATAAAAGGACAAATTGGCTACAAGAAAGATAATGTTTTTGATAAAATGAATGAAGCTAGAAAAATGTATGATGAATTTAACTGGATTATAAAGTGAGAAAATAAATGCCACAACAACGCAACCCTAGAGACTCAGAATCAACCTTATTTAAGGCCCTCACCAGATTGTTTTCTGGGCCCATTATTAGTTACCGCTCTCAATCCGGTCGCCGTATTAGAAGACAGCATCTAGATAAATTCTCTTCTAGATTTAAATCTGCTTCGGGTCAGCAGTTTAAAAAGACGCTTTATAATCCTTTAGATTCAATTGCGTCGAATGCCATTGCTAACCAAAGACGCTCCGAGCGATACGTGGATTTTGATCAGATGGAATATATGCCAGAGATTGCATCTTCGTTAGATATCTATGCTGATGAAATGACCACCTACTCTCAGTTGAGTCCGATGCTAAATATTAAATGTCCCAACGAGGAACTTCGCGCAGTTTTGGACGTGCTTTATGAAAACGTTTTAAATTTGCAAAGCAATCTTTTTGGTTGGGCTCGGACAATGTGCAAATATGGCGACTTCGTCTTATACCTAGAGGTTGATGAAAAGTATGGTGTTCAATCAGTTATAGCTCTTCCACCACAAGAAGTCGAACGCCTCGAAGGCCAGGACTCCACCAATCCAAATTATGTTCAATATCAGTGGAACTCGGCCGGCCTGACATTTGAAAACTGGCAGATCGCCCATTTTCGTATTTTAGGCAATGACAAATACATGCCCTATGGAACCTCCGTTCTTGAACCCGCGCGCCGCATTTGGCGCCAGCTTACACTTATGGAAGACGCCATGATGGCTTATCGTGTCGTTCGTTCTTCCGAGCGACGAGTATTTAAGATTGATGTGGGCGCCATTCCGCCGCAGGACGTGGAGCAATATATGCAAAAGATAGTATCACAGCTTAAGCGCCATCAAGTAGTTGATCCGGACACTGGGCGAATTGATCTTCGATATAATCCAATGTCGATTGAAGAGGATTACTTTATTCCCGTACGAGCAGGTTCAGCCACCACAATCGAATCTCTCGCCGGCGCCCAGAATATCACAGCAATCGACGATATCAAATATCTTCGCGACAAGTTATTCTCTGCACTAAAAGTTCCGCAGGCATATCTTTCCATGGGAGAAGATGCAGCAGAAGACAAAACAACTCTCGCTCAAAAAGACATTCGTTTTGCAAGAACCATCCAAAGGCTCCAGAGAGTTATAATTGCCGAGCTTACAAAGATTGGTATTATTCACCTGTACACTCTTGGTTTTAGGGGTGATGATTTGCTGGCCTTTGATCTGTCCCTCAACAATCCTTCCAAGATTGCGGAGCTTCAAGAGTTAGAACATTGGAAACAAAAGTTCGATATCGCAGCTTCAGCTACAGAAGGATATTTCTCACGTCGTTGGGTTACTGAACATGTCTTTGGGATGTCTCATGAAGAATTCATTCGCAATCAACGAGAGATGTATTATGATCGCAAACAGGATGCCTCTCTACAACAAGTGGCAGAGGCCGCAGCTGCAGCAGCGACTGGCGGAGCCCTTGGTGGCGACATGGGCGGCGACATGGGCGCACCACTAGGTGGAGAACTGGGAGGCCCAGAAGAAATGCCCGCCGGAGCGGCCGGCATGGAAGAGCCAGCCCCAGAAGAGGGTGGCGGCGAGGAGTCCGCGCTTTTGGCAACTCCCCCAGGATCCCGTCCATCTCCCCGTCACGAAGAAAAACCCACTCGTACCCCGGGAGATAAGGGCAAAATATCGCACCACAAGAAACCCGGCTCAAACGACCACAACGTTGGACGTAGAAAAGTAAGCCTCTCCTCCAAAGCCAGCGAGCTTGGGCGCGCCCCAGAGCGTCAAAGAGTACCTGGCGCCCGAGCAATTTCGAATCTCGCTAAAATAAACGGATTAGCAAACGGAATTACAGAAGGTGTTTATCGAAGCGAAGAGTCTATTTATAGTTTGAGGGAAGGAATAGAAGAAGACAAGCTGTTTCATATAAATAAATCTGTTCGTAATTTAATCAGTGAATTGGAAACGAAAGAAAAAGAAACCAAAACGGAGCAAAAAGATGAAAATTAAACATAACAAAAAAAGAAACACAGCATTCATATATGAAGCTCTTATTAGAGAGGCAACCGTGGCGGCGATGCGAGGAGACGCAGAGAAAAGAAAAAAAATAGTAGGGATGATCAAAAAGCATTTTAATAGCGATAGCATGCTCAAAAAAGATTTGGGATGCTATCAGTCTCTATATAAGAGTCACGGCCTGTCACAAGACATGGCACAGAAAATTGTTACAGAAGCCAGAATAGCAAGCAGACTAATTGACCCGGAAGGCCTTTTCAAGCAACAAACGGATTTAATAAACAACATCAACAAGACCATTTCACCAAGTGTGTTTGATAATTTTGTTCCAAACTATAAAACACTGGCGTCAATTGCTCAAATATTTTCACACAAACAAACTCCCAAAAATTCTGTGATTTTAGAAAATCAAATTATACAATATATGACCGAGTCCCTTCCAGAGCCTCCCGCTGTCCCTGGCGATAAATTTGTTTATGAGATGTTTGTTGATAAATTTAATAAAAAATATGAAAACGAATTATTACAAGAACAAAAACAGCTTTTAAGTTGTTATATTTCGTCCTTTGCTGATAATGCTTTAGAATTAAAAGTGTTTCTTAATGAAGAAATTTATAGATTAAAAGAAAAACTCCAAGAAGCAAAGACGAGGGATGACATTAAAAATGATTCTGAAATGTTCGAAAAAACAGACAAGATTATAGAAAAGTTGAGTTCCTTTTCCACAAAGCCAATCAACGAAAAGATCGTCGCGACAGTCATTAAGACACAACAACTAGTAAAGGAAATTTACGAGAATGGCAATAGTAATTAAAGTTGGTGCACCGCCGGCTGAAAAAACAGTTACCCTAGAATTACAACTAAGAAAAAGCATAGCCGGCGATCTTATGGTTTTTGATCACGGCGACATTGACATTGTACTTTCGCCGGCAAAAAACAAAGTAACTGCTTTTCCAAAAGAAACAATGAGTGATTTGGTTTATGGCGCGCAAAACCGCCTGTTTGCTTTCCTAAAGAAGAAAGGTGTAGTCATTCCAGAATCGATTCAAGCCGGCGCCTTTGGAGGATCCATGGAAGCAATGCTGGAAACCCCAGTGTCAGAAGGCGTTAGCGCACCCAAAATGGCCCTTATTAATGTTTCAAAATTTATTGATGACGAGCGTCCATACTTTGAGAATACTGAGGCGATTATTTCAATGACTGATGATGAACTCCTTCATCCCGATAAGGCCGACTCAACCGAGTTGGGAGATGTTCCACAAAGCACCGATCAAGGTTCGATTCGACCAGGGTTTATTAGAGATCCATATTCACTAAGTTACTTGTATACAATATAGAGGCGTTGATCTCCGACATGAAAGAAATAATGGAAAATTGGAGCGGTTATGTAACAGAGATAGCTATTGAACCAAAAACAGCGCCCATGACTTGGGCCCAGTTATCTCTCATCACCAAAGC